TCCGTTTTCACAAGCAACGATAGTTACGAGTTGCTTTACACTCAACCCGTAATTTTCTTGCAACATACATGCGTATGCTGTCTCCTGTACGAAGTAGTCGTAGAGATATTTCTCACGCTTGGGTTCTGCTGCTGTCTTAAAGTCAATGATAGACAGCACTCCATCAAACTCAGCGATACAATCTACACGTCCTGCTAACTCTAAATGTTTAGAGTAGAGTGCCGCTTCCTGTAAGTAAATGTTATTTATACGGTCCAGAGTATCCCTACTATGATGGAACATCAGGACAGGAAGCGGAAACTTACTGTACTTTTTTAAATCCAGATTGTTATTAAAGTAATCTTCAGCGATTGAATGATACTTTGTACCACGACCAGTGGATCTCTTGGAGATATTGTTTGCTTTCTCCTCACCAACACGGGCTCGCCACTTAGCAATGCCCGCCATCTTCTCTTTGTTGTTACTAATCACGGTGGTGACAGACGGAAACTTGTAGCCTTCAGGTGTCAGATACATGCGCTTGCCATCCACCATCTCAGCAGACATTTCAATAGGTTCAATCTCACCTACATGATTAAACAACTTCATAGACCCAGATTAATTTTATTGATGAGGTAAGACTTAACTAAACCAGAACGAACGATGTCGTCAATGTTGAATTCAATACAACTAAACTCATCCATGTTCTGGAGGATGCGTTGGAAATCAATGATACCTGTACGCTCACTGATCTTTTGCAAGTCAGTTTGTGCAGCATCACCACAGAAAACAATCCTACTATCTTGTCCAACACGAGTGATGATACTGTCCAGTTCGTGGAAGTTCAGGTTCTGACACTCGTCAATGATGACGATAGAATTGTCCAGTGTAGTACCACGAATGAAACTAGTGGACCAGAACGAGATAGTTTCCTGTGCCTTCAGGTTATCATAAAGCATTTCATACGATGCATCATCTGGCATCTCAAACATGGACTGAACCATGTTTTTGTATGGGATCTGATAGAGAGAAGACTTATCTTCATGGTCACCAGGAAGGAAACCAATCTCTCTAGTGGCAACCAGAGAGCGAACGATATAGATCTTTTCGTATGGTGTGTAATCATTCAGCACATCTTTAAGTGCTTTGTACAGTGCGATGAAACTCTTACCTGTACCAGCAACACCAGAGGCATAGATCATCTGACCTTTGTCCCACTCATCAAAGAAAACCTGTTGGTTATGTGTAAGTGGTTCAATAGGAAGCATGTAGTCTTCACTAATAGGCTTCCTGCGTTTGCGTTGCTTTGCAGTCATACCTTGTCCAGGTGATTTGGTAGTCTTCTTTCTTGCAGGCATATCAGTAGTTGTATTTGTCAGTAATGGTTCGGTTGCGTGGTGCTTTAGGAATCACCTTGTTCTTCATGATGTCTGCCCATCCAGGATGGGTCTTTGCCATTTTAGTGCGCCAATCACCAACTTCACCTGCACCAGCACATCCTTTTGACCAGTCTTTATCCCAGTCAGGATTCTCTTCTTTCCATGCCATGTATTCTTTCATGGTCATGTGAAGTTCTTTCTCCTCACCTGTCTTTAAATTTTTAACTGGATAGGTTGGCATCTTCTTTCTCCTTTTTATTAAAACCAAATGGACCAGACAGTTTGTCTTCGAGTGCCTGCTTTAATGCGACACCACCAATCGCTTCCATAACTTTGAGGACTTGCTCAGGTTTAGCATCCTCCCCAAGTTCTTTAGCGATGTACCAATACTTAGGCCAAAACTGTTCGCCAGCTTTTTGATAGTCTTCTAGTGTAAGTGTTTTCATAACCATTCAAGTGCCTCTGCACAAATAGGGAACTGTTCTGCGAACACACGCTTAGCATCTAGTGCGATGTCCATGTGTTCTTTCTGCGTTCCATTAGCAGAACGCAATTCGATATAATGAATCCATGAGCGAACTGAGCCCGTCATGTAGATTTTTGTGGGAACGGCGAGTGGGAGTGCAAAACGTGCACACTCCTTTGCAATTCCCATCTCAAGCATATGCTTG